GATATGAACCAGTTGCCTTTGTAGCACCTCGACCAAACTTACCACGAATATCCTTATCTAATTGTTTTGCCCTTGCACGATTTTCTTTCGCAGACTTATCGCCACGGCTTCCAGAGAGTATGCCTATACCCCCTTTATCTGATTTACTTTTAATACGAGAGAGACTACTCTCTTGCATAAATTCTTTGAATGTGATCATACCACCAGAGAGATGAATTCGCCTAATACTTTTTTATTTAGTTTTTTAGTCTTCAATGATTTAGCAAATGCTGTCTTGATCTGAGACTTGGTTGCATCTTCTTTGACTTCAAACTCTGAGTCCTGATTGAGATGATGAGATGACATTACAATGTATGCATCATATCCAGAATTTTTGATAATATAACTTTTAGACTTCTTCCAATCTTTCTCCATAATATTGAGTTCTTTTTCGTTTGCATTGTAATGTCTTGCAAATCTCATACCATCTCTAGATGATAGAACTCTGATACCGATGAAGTTAACGTTAGGTAATCTATCTTGTAGATTCTCAAGAAGTGCATCAGTGAAATCACTATGCTTGTATCCGATAGAATATGTTCTACCAACCTTACGATCTCTAATGAATGTAACCTCTGGTATACATCTTCTTGTTCCTAGATATGGTTCATCTTCCCAATCACGCTTGACTTCGGTGTGATGAGAAAGTGGCCCTGCTTCACCATCTGTCAAGACAATACATTGTACTTTCTCCACCTTTGCTTTCTTTTGAAACTCAGGTAAAAGTTTTCTGAATGTAATCAACGCTTCATTTAGAGGAGTACCAGATAATGCTAATCCTCTTGGATATGATAATCCATACTCTCTGAAACTATGAACAACTCTCCATATGTTTAGCATTTGTTTTTCAAGAGTCTTTCCATTTACTTCACTTGTGAATAGATTCATAAGAGTAAATTGATTATCAATTGCAATCATACCTGCCTTCTTTTCATATGATTTACCAAAGTCACCAGATCCGATACTATAACTATGCCAATCTCTATTACCCCACTCATTTGTGAATGCATAGACTTCAAATGGAATCTGAACTTTCCTGCAGAACCAAATTAGATTGTATAGTTGCTTCAAAGTATCTTGCAAATAATACTGCATTGAACCAGACCAATCAAGAAGAAATACTAATCCATGATTCTTACCATCTGGAAGAACTGTAACTTTCTTAAAGATATCTTCATTAAACTTGTATGTGTGAAGTTTTGATGTATCAAGAACACCGGTGCGAGCAATAGCTGCACGAGCATATGCACTTGCAGACTTACGACACTCAAACTCTTTGACTAGATAACTTACTTCTTTTCTAGCATCTTTTTTGAAATCATAGAATTTTGAATCTGCTTCTTCAAACCAATTACGAGTAGGAAATCCATTTGCAATATTGCTTGCATTTAATCTCTGAATTTCATTTTCATAATGCTCTTCAATAACATTATGAACATCAGAGTTCTTAGCAATGATATGCTCAAGTTTAACATCAGGTATCTCACAATATACATTCTCGTATGATGATGTTAGAGAAACTAAGTCTTGAATATTCTCACTAAGTGACTCAACTGTCTTAACTTCAATCTCATTTTTTTCTCCACCTTTATCAGATTGATCAGCAGTTGGTTGCTCTGTCATATCACCATCTTTATCAGATCCCTCGGCTTCCTCTGCTTTTGGAGAAGATGATCCCGGTATCACTTCACCACTCTCTTCTTCTTCACCTTGCTCACCAGTTTCCTGAGAATCAAACTGATCAGGTAATCCACCCATAGGTAGTTGAAGATTGTCAATATCTGCAACTTTCTTTTTGTTCTCTTGCTCTTCCTTACAATACTCATGAAGAACTTTAGCAGCTTCTAAAACTTCATCGAATGTCTCAGACTTACCAACCAACTCTCTGATCTCTAATTCTCTTTCAGTGAATTGTAAATCTAAGAAGTTACCAATCTTGTAATATAGATTGATTCTATCTGCAAGATTAAACTTATCAATGTCCTCATCTTCTAAGTTGAAGAAGTCATCATCATGCAACTCACTATATCCATAGTAGAAAGTCTTTGCAAGACCCATATACTTTCTCTTCATCAACTTCTCAATACGCGCATCTTCGCATACGTTGACAATACCGTGAGGAACATCTGTCTTTAGGAACCAATCATCATTTGGTGTGAACAATGCGTGTCCAACTTCATGACCAACAAGCATGTCATAGATGCTGTTGCTTGCTTTCTCCCAAAGAGGTAGGACTAATACTCTTGTCTCTACATTGAAGGATGCTGTTTCGACTTGCTTGTGCTCGACTACTAGATCTTCTGTTGCAAGTAGTTTAGCAAGTTGTGATTTGATTTCGTGTTGTACTGCCATTGTTTCTCGTTTCTATATGGCCATAATAGTCGAAAACCCTTCGTCGAGAAGGGTTTAGTAGACACTTTTTTAAGTGGTTTCTTCTTTTTCTTGCCTGTCTTAAGGCTTGTGGTTTGAGGTGGCGTTTCTGTTCCTTTTTGGAATGATGCTGCCAATTTGGAACTTTCATGATTCTAGTCTAACATATAATATCTATAAGTCTACATCAACTGAGTCTAAAACACTAATAGTGGGCATCCATCCTATACTTGCCATGATTGATATATCCGCAACGTTATCCTCTGCCTCACCGGGTGTAAATTCTTTTACAGGTAAATCACCCTGACCAAATTTTTCAGCAAGTTTTCTAACAGGAACAGATTGACCATATCCAATTGAAACTGGGCCTGTGACTGTGCTTGGAGCGAGATATCGAATCGCAGTGCATACATCATGAACATGAATCCAATCTCTTTTATGATTTGTGACATAAGTTGCTTTTTTGTCACGAAGTAACCCATACATCATATTTGCTCTTACATCGGGGCCGTAGACGGTTGTGAAGCGCATTCCGACGGAGTTTGGAGGTGCCATTTGTTCATTGATCCACTTACTCATCGCATATGGATTTTCCCAATATAAATCTTCAACTGCACTTGATGATGCATATAGTAGTCTCGTATCTGTTTCTCGACACCAATCAAATATAGGTTTTGCTTTGACTACATTATTAACATAATATGCCTCTGGTTTCTCAATACTCTCACGTATATCTGCCCATGCTGCAAGATGTATGACTAAATCGTAATCACCACCTTTAAAATTACCTACATCATCTGGATGATCAATACCATGCACATCAAAACCATATCCACGTCTCCAATCTGCAAAGACATATCTACCGATGAATCCACGATGTCCTGTTACTAATACTTTCATGTCACTGGCCAATCAATAACTTTTCTGATTTGTTGATTATACTTCCACACTTCTTTGAGCATATCAGCGTTGACATCAAGATTCTCCATTTGAACAATCAATGAGTTCAAATCCTTTGGAAAACAAGTGCCACCAAATCCTCTGTCATTATCTATACCCGGAACTTTAGTATGTGATTTACCGATACGACTATCAGCAGTTACACCCTCACATACCACATCATAATCCATGCCAACAGCTTGACAGAAATCGTAGATCTTGTTGAAGTACGCTACTTTATAGGCAAGGAATGTGTTTGAAAAATACTTAATCGCTTCACTTTCGTCAGAGGTGGTAATGATGCTTGGTATCTCAGGGAAAAATTTTTCAAACATAGCAACAAAGTCAACACAGAGATCCATGTCGCCACCGACAATATTTCTTTCTGAGTTAGCAAAGTCTTTGATTGCATTTCTTGCTGTGAGAAACTCTGGATTGTGAATGACATTATGACGTTCATAATATTTCTTTGTTGTTCCAACTGGCACTGTTGATTTAATTACAAATGTTCCTGTGATATGATCTGGCAATCCCTCAAAAAAATTATCAAGTATTGATAGATCACACTCACCACCATATCTCATTGGTGTTGGTAAACATACAAAAATGAACTCTTGATTTATTACTTCTCCCAGACTATTCAAAGATCTATTCTTATCAGTATCATAGACCTTACATTGTGTCTTATCTCGAAAGTTTTGATAGACAGCATTGCCAACAAAACCATTACCAACTATTCCAATCATGATAACATCCTACTGAATCCTTTAACCTTTTCAAATCTTACCACATTTTCAAACCTATCATCTAGGCCAGTCTTATGTGATATGACGAATATGTTTGCATCCTCAATTACATATTTGATTATCTTTAAAAACTCCTCTGTTCCCTGACCATCTAGCGAACTATCGAATACCTCATCCAATACCATTAAGTTTGTTGATACTGAATTTTTAAACTTGGCAACTTCTCTCCAAGTGAATAACAATGCTAAATCTATTCTTTGTTTCTCTCCCTCACTAAACGATGCATATGAAAAATCTTCGTGAATTGGGGATTGGACGGTTTCGTTAAACTCCTCATCTAGAGTAAAATTTATGTAAAAATCCATCATCTGTAGATAACGGTTTATTTGCTGATTTATCAGCGGTAGATACTTCTTGATGATTTTAGATTTAACTCCCCCGTCCTTTAGCAACTCGTAAGTATAATTAAAGTATTTAATTGTTTCTTTTTTGGTGGCTAAGGACTCATAGGTCTCCTGTAAGGTAGATTTGAACTTTTCTAACTTTTCATGCTCAGTATTTCTGTTTTCAAGTTGATTGGTAAGTGTTTGAATTTCATTTTCAAGTTCTCTTTGTTGCTTTTGGCAGTTAGAGATAAGAGTGTTGTTTTTAGAAATGCCATGCGTGAGTCTAGTGATCTCCTTTGATAAGTTAGTGAATTTACGCTCTCTTTCTTTTTCTTTTTCTATTGCTTTCTCCAGTTCTTCGTAACCGGATTTAAGCTCTTTTGCTTTAGTTTGAGCGTGACTAATTCTATTTAAACGGAAGGATTCTTCTATAGATTGGGTGCATGTAGGGCATGTTACATTTTCACTGAAGAACTTATGTTCCTTCGTAATCGTCGATACTTTATTGCCAATTTGACCTTTCAATGTGTTAAGTTTCGCTAACGTAGTTGTTGTGTTTGTTAATTTTTCCTGTTCTTCTTTCAGACCAAAAATCGTGTCCTCTGCATCTTCATTTTGCATAATGCAAACACATATATCATCAGCAAGTGCATCTTTCTTTTTCTTCTTTTGTTCGATATCTTCCTTACCACGAGTCTCAACATCCAAGATAAATTTCTCTTGCATCTTCACTTTATCATTCAAAGATTCTCTTTTTAAGTCTAATGTTTTGACTTCATCTCTTACTTTTCGAGACTTTTCTTTCAAAATATTATTCATTGATGTGAATATTTTTATATCAAGAAGATCCTCTATCACCTCTCTCCGATTGGGTGCGTTAAGTTGCATGAATGGAATAAAATTACTTGATCCCAATATCACGATTTGAGTAAAAGACTTGTAATTCATCTTTACTACATTTTGCTCCAACCACTTTTGTTGATCATTCACAGACGCAGCTTGATCAAGAAGTTTATCATTTCTCCATATCTCAAATATATTTGGTTTGACTCCTCTTATAACTTTCCAAGAGATAGATCCTATCTTAAATTCTACCTCAACACATAAATCTTTTTCATTAACAGTGTTGATTAGTTGACTTCTGTTTATCTTACGAAATGGTTTTGCAAATAATCCGAATGTAAGTGCATCTAAAACTGTGCTCTTTCCACTACCATTTGCGCCCACAATTAGTGTTGTGGGCGAACCTTGAAAATCGATTTCTGAATATTGATTACCTGTAGAGAGAAAATTCTTCCAACGAACTTTTTCAAATAAGATCATGATTTTTTTTATCTGGTGGTATTACAATGTCATTTGATGTAATTATAGTATAATCATATTCATGAGTTTCGCACATAGCGATCATGGTTGCAGGTTCAACTTCAATTACATGCATCTCAGGATAACCTTTATCCTCTAGCATCATAGCATAGCGAACTGCATCATCCTCTTCTTCAAAGATATACAAAACATCTTCCCCTAGTTCGTTTTGAACAGAGTAAGCTCCTGCATCTTCTTTTCCGTCAATTGTGATGATGTGCATCAGATTACTTCACATGCCTCTTGGTATACTTCTTTTATTATATCCTGTATTGTTGACTTTTGCAAATCAATATCAGACTCTTCCACATATCTATTTAATATTGAAAGAGTATCTTCAGATTCAAATGCTTCAAACTCTTCGTTCTCTTGTAGTTGAAAGTTTTCAAGTATCTTAAGTTCATGAACATCTGATGCATATATCTTATCAATATATCTCTCAAACTTTTTAGGATCTGTTTTTTTACGGACAATCAATTTTAATATCTTACCTGCAAACTCCCTTGTATCAAGAAGCTGTGCATCATCATCCTCATAATATAAATTCAAAAATATACTGTATGGATTATTATAAGGTGTATGCTTCATCGTGTCAGTATCAAAGATATGAAAACCACGATTGTCTCCCACATCATTCCAATACATTTCATATGGATTACCTAGATAATAAACTTTTCCATTATCAGATCTTGTATGATAGTGTCCTGAGTAAACTCTCTCAAACTTATCAAATATTTTGACATCAGTTCCATGATCCATAAAGAATCCCTTATTCATCTCAAATCCTTTACATTCAAGATGTCCCATCACACAAGGTGATTTTGATTCACTGATAACCTTCATTGTTTGCTCTTCATTATCAGAGTTTATCCAAGGTATTAGTAATATATTTAACTTATCTAACTTAATGTCTGTTGCTTCTGAATATACTTTTACATTATCATACTCTCTAAGTAAAAGATCAACAGCATTTATCTCGTTTGTATTCTTGTAATAGGCTGTATGATTACCAACTATCGTATGCACTGTACAACCCATCTGTGCGAGACGATCATAATAATGATCTTTTGCCCATGATAATGCTGCGAAGTCAATACCCTTACGACTATCAAAGGTATCTCCCATATCTACAATCGTAGTAATCCCCTCTTTTTCTAGAGTGGGGAAGAATACATCATTATAAAATTTAAGAAAGAAATCATGAAATACTTTTGAATTTTTACGACATCCAAAGTGTTGGTCAGTTATTATCGCAATCTTCATTAATTACGCAGCTTAGAATGAACAGCATCTTTAATTTGATTATAGTCTGAAGTAGTCATTCCGTCAACCTTATCACCATGCATAACTTCATCATATCCAGACCTTTCTAAGATTTTATTTTTGATATCAAGTTGTCTTTTTTCCCTTTGTATTCTGCGGAGAAATGCATAATGTATAATCTGCGTAAAGTAAGCAAAAGGATTCTTGGATTTCTCAGGATTAAAATTATGAATGTATTGAACGCAATTTTCGATTCCATCAGAGATCATGTCCTCCTTAAACATATAGTTTACAAAGTTAGGTTTAAATGATAAATGATTTGCTATCTTTAAAAAACAATCACCAATATATCTTGGGATGACTGGTTTTGGTTTGTTCTGTATTTGTGCGATCTCTACATCTTCTCTATATCTAATTAAAGCTGCAAGGAACTCTTTATTATTAACATAATGTTCCGATCTTTTTCGTTTAGGCATATTCCTAGTTATCGCCATAATTATAATCCTTATTATGTAGAAAGTATAACATTTATACCATAAAAAGGCAAGCACTTGACAACATATCAAAATATGTGTACAATAACCTTTGTAGAGGTTTAAGGATATTAGCCCTTTGATTCTTTAGATTTATATAGTTTCTC